ATTAGAAGTGAATCTTGGTTCTACTAAATCCGGAAAAGCGTCAAACTTTTGAGCAGCAGATCCAGACGACGATATATAATTTTCAGCATCCTCTTTAGAAAATACTTGTTGACCTAAAATATAATTTTTAAAATCAACTATTTTTTGAGGAGAATCGTTAATTAATTCTGAAATTAAAATACCAATAGCTTCATTTGATGTTTTTGCCTTTTGCTCTTCAATAAACTTTTTAACAGAAGAAAATCGAGAACAAGATTTGTGCAATCCAAACGGATTAAATAATCTTAATCGTACCACTCCACCCAAAAGGTTATTAACATTAATCGCTACTTCTCTAATTATCTTTTTAAAAGATTTATAAACTATACTTGGCTGGCCGTCTTCATCTATTTCTGTGAATTGTAAATTAAAAAGGTGCAACTCTTGTCCTTTTTGAAACATATCCTCAGTTATAACCGTACCGGCTGGGACTGCTAATTCTACATAATCATAAGCGTTATTAACTTGTATAACTAAAATTTTTAACGCTGGAAATTTAGAATTACTAAAAGTTGGAACTAGTTCGTCACAATATTTTCCTATATTATATATAGACCATTTATCAGCCAAGCTTTCTGGAAAATTAAATTTCCCCAATCCATATCTATTATTAGTTATGATATCATATAAAATCCAAGCAGGATTATCAGTCCATCGTAAAAGGGGGTCAAATTCACCGCCCCAAATACCATTATATTCTTTTACATCTGCATCATAATTTTCTGGAACTTTGACTTGAAGCAGTTTTAAATTATACTGACGATTTGGAATCCCCCCTCCAAAACCTCTTGCATCTATTCCGGTTATGAAATAAGCCGAATTTGGATATTTAAATTGTGAATCTATAATTTCAGTTATAGTGGAAACCGCAACGCTAGTATAAATTTTTGTTTCTGTAGGGCCTGGAGCAGTGCTAAAATTAAAAATTTTAACATAAGGTGTGAAATTTTTGTCTAAATCTTTTATATTAAGAACTAAATCAAACTGATAAGGTGAAGAAGCTATACCATTTACTGAATGATATATATAAATATTTTTATCTGGATTTTGTTTGTAACTTAGTTGCACACCAAATTGAGCTATATGATCTGTCATACCACCACCACCATCTATTCTATATAAAGAATTTATTTTAAGAGTTATAACCAAAAAATCAGTATTTCGATCTTTTATTTCGTGATACACTCCAAAACATTCCTCAAATACAAGATCGTTATAAATTGACGTATTAAACTTCGGAGCCGCTGTTCCTGGTATATTTGCAAAAGTAACACCTGGAGGTTCTATAAATATTTCTTTTGAATTAACGTTTAAACATAAAAATGTATTATGCGCTTTAGACTCCGAAAAACTAACTGGCGAACCAGCGGTATTTTTTATTAAACCGTATAGTAATTTATTGTATGAATAAACAATTCCTGGACTTGCATAAGAAAACAATCCTTTCTGTCTATCTAATGGTATAGACGATTGAAATTCTGATCCTATTTTTCCATAAACTTCTACTTTGCTATAATTATAAGAATTATTTCTAGAGTTTTTTACTGGATAATCATTTAAGTATAAAGCTTTTAAATTTTCATCATTATTTTCTGCGTTATCAAATAAAATTAAATCATTACCTAAATCGTCTATCAAACCAAAAATTGGTCCTTCACATATTAAATCTTGTAAAAATATTTTATTAGCTGATTGTAATTTTGAGGTTTGAAGAACGAAAGGGGCTAAAGACTTATTTTCTGTATAGTATTTTACTATACTTGATCCTTCTGTTAAATTATCACCAATACCAAGGTCAACGTCTTTCTGGTAAATTTGCGCTACGGAGGATTGCTGGCTTGTAGCACCAGTTTTTTTGCTTTTAGCATTGTCAACTACTACGCTTGCTGATATGAGTCCCATATTTTATATATTTTTAATTTTGCAATTTACGTACAACTGATCCTCCAGCAAAACTAGACCCTCCAGTTGTAGCGAATGCTGATGTTGAAACAGAAGTTGCGCCAGTCGTATCAGTAACTGAATTTATATCAAAATTTATTCCAATATTACTCACTAAAGAAGATCCCACCCTCAATCTACCATAAGCAATTGGAACCGGAGTATTTCTAACAGCAGCGTTTTCAGTACTAGTGAAAATAAAAGAAGCTGTTTTTACTTGTTTCGGGTCTTTTGGGGTTAAAAGCTTAGACACTAAAAAACTTATTCCAAAACTAATTACAGCTATTATTATCATATTTGCTACAAAAGCTATAGTTTTTGCTACAGCCACACTTGTAATAAAAGTACCCAGAATCATGGTTGATGTTATAAGACCAGAAATCATCACAATAGGTATAATCTCAATTGTTTTGCTAACCAATATTAACCTATTAACATTATTTAAATTATCAACCAATTTACCATCAATAATTAAAACGAAACCTGATATATCATTCTTAAATCTTTTAAGATGTTTCTTCAATTTTGGAAAATTAGCCGACAAACAATTCAATATATCTTGAAAACAAGAAGCTTTCATATTAAATTTCGGGCAAGCAAGCTTCTTCAAAATTCCATGTAATAAGATTTGTTTCATCCTTTATATTTACACTTAAAAAAGTGTTTTTATTTAAACTATATATTATAATAGGAATATCGTAATTTTTTATAAAAAATAAATCATTACCAGATGGTGTTAATGAATTAAGGTGACTATGAAAAGACGCAACGACGTTCTGATTTTTAACTATGTCTATATAAAAATCATCAATTGGTAAATAATTATGGCAATCTTTTATCTTGGATTTGTATTCTTTTGTTACTCCATTCGCAAAAATTAAACCCCCACTTTCATAAGGATAATTAGATAAACAATAATTTTTTATTGATTTTAATAAATCTTTATACTGAATAATTGAAAGGTTTTGTCCCAGGAAATCCACCATAAGGTAATCCTTTTTTATTACCGCCCCATCTTAACTTGCAACCAGTTAAATCTTTGGAGCAACTATCTTTAACCCAATATTCTTTTTCTGTTGGTGGATTTTTTGCACCAACAATTACTGAATTTATCATGTATGAAGCTCCATGAGTCTTTATACAAACATAAAAAGAATAAGATATATTATCATCAGTTTGTTGTATTTTACTTCCAAAAAAATCATGATTTATAGAATCTATATATTTTACAAAATCTCCAGCAGTATACTGCCCTGTTAATGAATTATATACCCCAAAATTGAGTATTCTACTTAATCCATAACCAGATTTTGAATAAAAAGGAACATTATTCTCATCCGCAACAGGAACCCCTTGATTAGGTCTTCCATTCCATAGATCAGGTGAAGTTTCTAGATATTCTACATTATTGACTTTTATTATTTGATCGGGCCAAGGAATTTTTCCATAATTACATCCGCAACCACGATAAACCCAAGGACACATGTTATCAGATATTTTTCTATTTGGAATTGTCTGGTTTTCAAGATCAAGCGGACTACTTAAAGCAAACTCAATATAATATTTGTTTTCTTGAGTTTTTCTGTTTACTATATAAGACTCTTCATAAAAAGATTCTCCATATCCTTTAACATTATTTCTTTTAGCTCTGTATCCGAAAAATGGATTCATATTTTGAGAAAAATTAACGTCATCTAAGTTTCGAACGAAAATTTTAATTCTTTTTAATTTTGAATTGATTAAGTCGTTTTTATTTTTTACATAGTTGGTGAGAAATCCGTCTATATTTGCTATCTTAAAAGTTGGTCTATTTTGCTTTCCATCTGCGGAAAATTCAAAACCGCTATATTCTATAGGCATAGAAATATATTGATTTCCTCTGTAAACAATATTGTTGTTGAAATTTTTTCCAGAATGAAATCTTACTATTCCTAGATTATTATCTATATATATTTCAAAAAGATCTACGAAAGAGTCTGGATCTAAACTTATTAACGAATTTGTTGAAATAATGTCTGACATAATTATGGGGTTATTATTTTTTGAACTTTTCCTAATATGTTGGGCCTATCTGATTGCGAATAATAAATAGGCGCGTCTGTTTGTATTTCAGAAGAATCGAAGAAAGCTTTATTTTTATATTTTGAAACTAAGTAATCACAAATTATTCTTTGCGGCTTTCCACTGCGTAAGTTTGCTATATTTTTATATACTAAAACTTCATATAATTTCATTGTATAATATGGAGAATAAGAACCATTAGTATTTAATCTAGCTCCATTTCCTATTAAAATTTTAACATCATTATTGTTTTTTAGTAAACTTACGTCTGCCGTTCCTCCTATTACACTTCCATAAGAACCATTAAAATAATTACTTGTGTTGTCTCTGCCACCAGAATAAAAACCATTAAAGACAATAGAAAATTTATTTTTTCTTATCAATACCGACTTTGCTCCTGAGTATTGAGACCGTATATAATCTCTCTGCGTTATTCTATCTGTTTTAAATTTTAAGAAACTCGATATGAAATATGGAAAAAATCTTGAATCACCAACCTCTTTAAAACTTGACAGAAAATTATCACCAAAAAAAGAGAATTGATTTTTAGATTCAGATATTGTATTTGTTTTTTCTTTTTGATATATGAAACGAAAACCTATATTATTTCTTGAACCAAAATAATTTTTAAAATAATCGTTAGTATTAACCTCTAACGTACTTGTAATAGACACACAATGACTGCTAATGTCATTTAAAGCTGGATCATAAATTTCATTAATAGTAACAAAAGATCCTAACGCTAATGTTAATTTAGATATTGATGATCCTGACGGCATTGAAATGTTATTTATATTCAATACGGTTCCACTTAAATTTGTCACTGTAGCTATTATGTATTTTATTGCAGACTCTTGAATTCTAACTGATTCTCCAATTGAAAAAGATTTTCCGGCTTCTATCGTTACAGAAGCTGATGAACCTTTTGTAAATTCTTGATTAGCATTTATATACGATAAATAATTATCATTCACATCTGTTTCTACTACATAAACATTTAATAAATCTGTTAATGGTTCTTTTATAGCAGGAGTTGCACCATTAGGATCTGATATAGTAGCTATTAAAAATTTAGAACAATCTGTTCCATCATTCATATCAAAATAATATTTATTTA